CCGTACCTCGCGCCGGTGGAGATCCCGCGCGACGAGGCCGGAGATCCTGCGCTGACCGTTCCTCCGGCCGAGGTGTAGGCTCTGACCATGAAGATCCTGAGCAGTCCCCGAGGCGTCATCGCCACCGCCGAGACCGCGAAGCCGCTGGAGCGCATCCGCGACGAGTGGCCCGAGCCGAACGACCGCCTCCACATCAACGACTGGAAGGGCCGCGAGGACAAGCGGAACTCCCGTCGCTCTCGCACGTCGGAGCGGTGAACGACTTCAGCCGCCACGTCGGAGATCCGGCCACCGAGCCGTCCGACGTGGTGTTCCTGCACGCCCGCGCATACGAGCGCGGCTACGTTCTCGACCTCATCACCGCCGAGCAGGGAGTGGAGTCGCAGTTCACGATCCGCTGGGAGACCCTGCCGGACCGCTCGAACTGGACGCCGCACGACGCCGTCGAGTACTTCATCCACCGCACGCTCGACCGCGTCGTGGAGATCGTCGGCGACCGCGACTTCGTGCTGTACCTCGACTGCCTCCGAGCCGACTGCGACGTCATGCACCTCTACAGCCGGGCGATCCTGACCGCGGCAGGCTACCTGTGAACCTCGCGGCGCGCACCAGGCCGAAGAACTTTCGCGAGATCCTCGGGCAGGGCCTCACGCCCGTCGTGCTGGAGCGCATGACCCAGGACCTCACCCCGACCGGCCTGCTCTTCACCGGACCGGCGGGAACGGGGAAGACGACCGCGGCGCGCATCTTCGCCGACGCGCTCGACGCCGACCTGGTCGAGTTGGATGCGGGCGTCACGGGCTCCGTCGCCGAGATCCGCAACCTCACCGACTCCCTGCGGTTCGGCTCCGCTCGACGAGTGGTGGTCCTCGACGAGGCGCACAGCATCTCCAAGGAGGGCTTCAACGCGCTCCTGAAGACGCTGGAGGAACCCACGCCGGGCGTCACGTTCATCCTGGTCACGACCGAGCCGAGGAAGATCCCGGCGACCATCAAGACGCGGGTCATCGAGTTCGAGTTCCAGCGCATCAGCCCGGACGTCATCTTCACGAGGCTGGAGGAGATCGCGGCCGAGACCGGCGGCTTCCCGGCGTCGGAAAAGTTGCTCCGCGTGATCGCCGACCGGGCCCGCGGGTCCATGCGCCAGGCCATCACCCTGCTCGACAGGTGCATCTACGCCGAGGTGACCGAGGCTGAGCAGTTCCTCACCCTGGAGGGCGTCGTCGATGCTGGCCCGAGGCTCATCAGCGCCATCGCCTCTGGCGACCCGAGCAAGACCGAGGCGACCCTCCGAGATCTCCTCCGCTCGGCGCGCACTCCGCACGTCGTCGCGGCGTCGCTCATCTCCACGCTCCGGGACGTGCAGATCCTCCGCGCTGGAGGCACCCTGGAGGCCGTGGGAACGCCTCTGGAGCATCGGAAGGCCCTGGCCCTCGCCATCACCCCCGAGGCGGCGTTCAACGCGCTGACGGTCCTCTGGCAGTTCCAGACCAACCTCGCCTCCAACGAGGACCCCGCATCGGATCTGCGCCTGGTCTGCGCCATCCTGGAGAAGCACCTCAACGTGGGCCGCGAGATCTTGACTTGACATGACCTGACACATACCTTATCGTTTCTGACATGAACAAGGCATCGGTCATCGTCACCGGAGGAGCACCGCTCCTCATGTGGCTGATCGCGCTCATCTTCTCCTGATACAGGACTTGACAAACGCCTGACACATGCCTTACACTGAGAGCAACAACCCCAACCAGGAGGTCATCATGACCAAGACCATCGCACTCCCCAAGCACCGTCTCGTCAACGAGGTGCAGTCGATCCAGCGCGGCTACTACGACCGCCTCCGCAAGTTCCTCGCCACCGCCTCCGACGAGCAGATCGAGACGATCAAGGCGGCGCTCGGCGCGGCCGACACCCTCGGCGTCTTCGCCATCGAGCAGGAGCAGGAGGCGCGCAAGGCTGGGCTCCTCGGCTTCGAGGTGAAGCAGGACGAGCCCGAGATCCCCATCGGCCCCGAGTTCGTCGAGGAGGGCGGCGAGCCCGAGGGCTTCGTCTACACCTCCGACCAGATGAACTGGGAGCCGGGCAAGACCGCCTGACCATCAGCCCCAGGAGATCCCCGGCCCGAGCGGTCGGGGATTTTCCTTGCACTGGGACTTGACACGGCCTTACACATACCTTACCATTGAGTCATGAGCAACCAGAAGACCACAGCCGCGAAGATCCTGAAGTGCCTAGAGGAGCAAGGCTGGCGCATCGAGCGCAAGTCACGCGGCTGGATGGCGTTCCCCCCGGACGTCACCAAGCCTCCCGTCACCGTCCACCTCTCGAACAGCGACCACCGCTGGATCAAGAACACCGAGCGCGATGCCCGCAAGGGCGGCTTCGTCGGCAAGTTCCCCGTCTGACCCCAAGGAGCAACCATGGATGACATCGAGTACATCGGCACCGAGCCGGACGGCTCCACCATCTGGCGCGACCGCAACAGCGGCGACGTCTGGTGCGAGCCCGAGGAGTAGCATCCGAGGCTACGAGAGGCCGGTCCGTCGATTCGCTCCGGGCCGGTCTTTCGTCACGCCGTCGGCCGCGAAAGTTCTCCAGCCGCGGCCGCGCCGAGATCCGCCGGACCAATCCTTACATCCGGCTTGACACGCACCTTGCACATGCCTTACAGTGGAGTCATGAGCAACCGCACCATCACCGTCACCCTCACCCGGTCACTCTTCGGCTTCGTCTGGAGCCGCCGAGTGATCGAGGTCGCCGTCCCGGCCCTGCCGTTCGCCGACCTCATCCGCTGAAGTACTCCAACCCCAACCAGGAGATCTCCATGAACCGCAACCGCTTCAACCAGCCCGTCTCGGCCGCTTCGCAGGCCATCGTCGCCGCCATCGTGCTCGGGGGCACCTTCGCCCTCTCGGCCGCCCGCGCCGACGAGGAGCCCACCCCGGTCGACAAGCCCACCTCCGAGGCCGTGCAGGTCGTCGAGGCGCAGGACGTCGTCGAGGACCTGAGCCGCCCCGTCGAGGTCTACCCCGTCACCGTCGACGAGCCCGCGCCGGTGGAGCCCACCGCCGAGCCGACCCCCGAGCCCGAGGTCTTCGCGCCCATGCCGGTCGCCGAGCCCGAGGTCGAGGTGTCCAGCATCGGCCCGTTCTACACCCTGGAGCCGTGCGCGGCCGACGAGATCCCCGCGGGCTTCGTCCCCAACTGCTACTGGGACGCCTCCGAGCGCGGCAACGGCGTCGGCTACGACTTCATCTGGTGGGAGGGCGAGGTCTTCTACCCCGAGTTCGGGCGCTGACCCGGCCCAGCCTGGAGGCCCTCTTCGGAGGGCCTCTTCGGCCGTCCGGAAGAATCTTGACACAGGACTTGACATTGCCTTGAACGTGCCCTTACACTGGAGTCATGAGCAACCGCACCAGCACCACAGCCCAGAACTACTTCGCCGACCAGGAGCGCCTGGAGCGCCGCATGCACAACCTCTACGTTGCCCGCGTGCTCCTCATCCCGTTCTTCTTCCTCACCGCTCTCATCGCCCCGGCGTTCCTCGTCGAGATCCCCTTCCTCCAGGCCGTGGCGTTCCTCTCCTCCATCGGCTTCGCGCTCTACTTCCTCCTCACCACCATCCAGGACTCCCGCTAGTCCTCAGCCTCCGGGCCCTCACCTCCGGGTGGGGGCCCTTCCCCTTGCCCTCCCGCCGGGGGCCGGAAAAGTTCTTCAGCAGGATCTCCTTGCACGCCCTTGACATCCGCCTTGCACGCCCTTACACTGGAGCCATGAGCAACCGCCCCACCGCCCGCCACTGGATCGCCGCAGTCGTCGTCGCCGGAGCCCTCTGGATCGGCTTCCACGCCCCGGTGGACTTCTTCGCCCCGGCCCAGCCCGCACCGCAGGCCCAGCAGGAGCCCAGCCGAGTCGTCGTCATCCGCGACGCCCAGGGCAACGAGGTCCGCAGGGTCGACTTCGAGGATCTCACCCACAGGGAGCAGGAGAACCTCCTCGCAGGGCAGTCCCCGGCGGTCAAGGGCGAGATGGTCCCCGGCCGACCCAAGTAGCCAGCACCTCCCACGAGGCCCTCCCATGCAGGAGGGCCTCTATCGTGCGCCCAGGAGGCCGTGTAGGCTCAGCCCCATGCACCAGGACCCCATCGCCGTATGCGTCGCTCTCACGCGCAGGGAGGCCGTCACAGCCCATGCGGTGGCAGGAGCCCAGGAGGGCGAGGCCTACGCGGTGCGCGTGCATGGGCTGGCCGTGATGGCCTGGAGCCCTGCCTACGGCTGGCGCTACACGGCCGCAGTGGAGCACGCAGGCGTCACCGTGATGGCCGTCGGGCTCTTGCAGGTCCGCGGCGCGTACCCGAGGCTGACGCTCGCGCTGACCGAGGTGGCGGAAACCGTCGGAGCCGAATACTAGTGAAACGGCCCCTCCGCTGAGAGGTGTGCCCGGCTGACCGGCGGCCCACATCTCCAACCCAAACACCCTGGAGAAGATAATCCCATGACTCCCGTCACCCACCCCATCACCCTCGATTCGACCCTGCACCTGACCGACCCCGAGATGAAGTACACCCTCTGCGGCGTCTGGATGCATCCGACCTTCTGGACCAACCGGCCCGCCCGCCTGGTCGCGATCACCTCCGTCTGCCACGACTGCAAGCGCGAGAACGAGTCGGAGTCCCAGTCCTGAGGTAGGAGTCCCAGATCCGAGACCGGAGTCCCGTTCCTCCACCCCCTAGCGTGACGAGCGTCAACTCCGATAGCATGTCCCCCATGAAGCGCGCCCTGGTCGTCACCGCCTACGACCGCCCCCACCTCCTGGCCTCCACCCTGGAGTCGCTGAGCCGTGTCCGAGGCCTCGACCGGTGGGACATCCACATCTCCATCGACCCGTGCGGCTCCGCCGAGGTGGAGACCGAGGTCGTCATGGCCGCGATCAACGGCCTCAGCGACTACGAGACGGTCATCCACATGCACGAGGAGCACCTCGGCGTGCTCCGCCATCCGTGGGTCATCTTCGAGACCCTCTTCGTCGAGGGCTACGACTACGTCCTGCGGCTGGAGGACGACATGCTCTTCACCGAGGACCTCCTGGAGTTCCACGAGTGGGCCTCGAACGTCTTCTGGAACGGGGGCATCGGCTTCGTGGAGTCCCGGAGCAGTGGCGACGAGGTGAACGTCGGCGGGCCCGAGGAGGTCATGATCTCGGAGACCTTCGGCTCCCCGCTCGCCATCGGCACCTGGCCGCACGTCTGGCGGGCGATCCTCGCGCCGACTTGGGACCACGACTACTCGACGAACAACGGGACTCCAGGCGTCGAGGCCGGGTGGGACTGGAACCTGAAGCGGGTCTACCCCAGGCACGGCCTGATGGGACTCCGGCCGGTGAGGGACAAGGTCTTCCACACCGGCGTCATGGGCGTCCACTCGACCCCCGAGATCTACGAGCACCGCCCGGCGCTGGAGAGCGTCCCTGAGCCGCTCCGGTACCGCGTGCTGGCGGAGGAGTGCTGATGGCTAGCCCTGACACCCAGATGACGATCCGGTGTTGGCTCTTCGGTCACAAGTGGACTCATTGGCGCACCTGGATGACCGGCATGGCTTCCTCCCTGTGCGACAGGTGCGGCTACGAAGGGTTCCGCTGATGGAGCCCAGGCTGTGCGTCTACGTCGAGGCGAAGGGGATGCACCTCTTCGTCCCCCACACCTTCCAGGGCCAGCCCCAGGGCGAGGTCTGCCATGGGTGCGGCATCCGACGGGAGGACGCCTGATGGAACTCCGGTGCCGCCTCAGGAAGCACGACCTCGTCTACCGCTGGCACGGGTCCATCGTGGGTCCCATCAGCGTCCGACGCTCCCACTGCCTGCGGTGCGGGCGGACCATCGTCCAGATCTGGGGGATCTCCTGATGCACCTCCTCTGCCTCCTGCGCCATCACCGCTGGGAGTCCACGACCTTCACCTACCTCGCCGTCTGGCGCGGCCTCGTCCGCGAGCGCATCTGCGGTCGGTGCGGCAAGCGCGTCGTCAACCATCTCCGAAGGGCGGCCCGATGATGTGGTGCTTCACCGAGAAGGAGCACGTCTGGGTCGAGATCGTCCTCGGCGACTTCCCCGCGCCTCCCCCGCTCTTCACGCACTACTGCGGCCGATGCGGGCTGAAGCGGAAGGTGACCTGATGGGACTCCGGTGCCGACTCCGCGGCCACCGGTATCGCGGGACCGTCGTCCGGCGAACCCAGTGGTACGACCACCAGTGGGACGCCTGGCGGAGCAGGTACGTCCTGAGCACCCTCTGCGCGCGGTGCGGCCATGAGCGGGAGACGCCGTGAAGTTCGCGCTCGGAGCCATCGTCCGCCACGAGACCTGCCGCTGGCTCGGCCACCGCTGGAAGCCCTACCGCCAGGTCCACCACGAGCAGTTGGACACGTCCTTCTTCCGCATCCTCGTGACCGAGAGCGGGAAGACCTGCCAGCGGTGCGGCATGAAGCGCGACGTCGATGTCGCGGTGAAGCCGTAGGTCCCTGCGATACCATGGCCCTGTGACAGACATCCAGCCGCGCGACCGCACCGCCCTCCCGACCGAGGCCGGTGCCGTCGACGGTTCCATCTTCCACGTCCCCGAGGAGGTCTCGGGAGACGAGCGCCTGAGCGGCATCTACAACGAGATCGTCCAGAACCTCCGCCGCGAGGTCGAGGGCATCCCGATGACGACGGTGCAGAACCTCCTCATCGAGCGGATCGCCACGCTGTACGTCATCATCAAGCGGCGCGACGAGACCGACACCTGGCTCCCGCGCCAGCAGAAGGAGTACAACGCCCAGTTCTTGGCGGCCGGGGCCGAGTTCAACAAGTTGCTCCAGAACAACCAGGAACAGCAGAGGCTCGCCACGGTCGGCAAGATCCAGGGCGCGCTCCTCGCCGCCATCAACCGCCTCCCCGACCCGGAGGCACGCAGGGCGATGAAGGAGTTCATCGCCGACGAGTTCGTGAAAGCAGGACTGTGATGCTCGACATCGACCCCACCGACCAGGAGTTCATCGCCCTCGCGACCTCCTCGGCGTCCCTCGACCGGAGTCCCAAGAAGAACTGGGTCGAGAACCGCGGCGGCCTGCCGCCCTACATCCGCAAGATCGCGCGCGCCATCCACCAGAAGCGCGGCATCCCGCTCGACCGGGCGATCCCCATCGCCATCGGCAAGATCAAGGACTGGGCCCGCGGCGGCGATGACGTCACGGCCAAGACCCGCGCCAAGGCGGCGGCCGCGCTCGCGAAGTGGACGGCCCTGAAGGCGAAGGGCGGCAAGAAGGTCTCCCTCTCGGCCGAGGCCGTCCTCGTCATGAGCGATCTCACGCCCGGCAAGGAGCACCTCCTCGACACGGGCTATCGCACGCAGTTCGGCGACGGCCAGATCATCGAGTACCGCGAGGACAGCGTCACCGTCGAGAAGACCGATCCGCTGACGGGCGAGCGGTCTCTGGAGGTCGTGACCTACACGGCGACCGAGGACGACCTCATCTTCGGCGACCCGACGCTCCTGGAGGACGCTGAGGACGTCGAACTCACCCCGGACGAGGAAGAGTCCATCCTCGCCGAGATCGCCGACTACAAGGCGTCCCAGCGTTGAGCCCCATGGATCTCGGCTTCCTGGAGGGAGTCGACGACAAGCCGCAGACCGCGCTCGACCTCGTCTTCGAGGAGGAGCCGGTCTCGCTCGACGTCTTCATCAAGGACAAGAAGTTCCTCCACTCCGACTGGGACCTCTCGCCGATCCAGACGGACCTCGTGCAGACCATCGAGCGCGTCTACCTCCCCGATCTCTACCCGCAGATGGCGGACGAATGGGGCGGCTACTGGGCGCTCACGCGCGACATCCCTATGCGGAACCTCATCACGGCGCAGTGGGGCAAGGGGTGCGTCGCTGGCGACACCCTCGTCTACAGCCCCTTCGACGGTCTCTGGCGGCGCGTGGACTCGATCACCGACCAGCCCTGGGTCGCCGGGACCGACCAGCGCAACGACGACGGCGACACGAACCACGCGCACGGCCAGGCCTACGACGCCGACCGCAAGATCATCTTCGGTGCGCCGTCGAGCAAACCCTTCGTCCGCGGGCACGGCAAGATTCTCCGCGTCACGACCCGTACCGGGGCCGTCATCGACGTCTACGAGGGCCACCTCTTCGCCGCCAAGCGAGGCGTCAACTGGGACCCCACCTGGACGGCCGCGGGCGCGCTGAAGGGTGGCAACCTCATCGCCACCCCGGCGACCCTCCACGTCGGCTCCGATACGCCCCTCTTCGATGACGACCTCGACGATGCGGTGCAGGCCCTCACCTCCGGGCTCGCGCCGAACTACATCTTCCAGGCACCGAACTCCCAGATCGCGGAGATCCTCGACCGCGTCGGCAAGCAGAAGGTCCCGCTGGCGGCCGCGCGAGCCATGAAGCGGCTCTACCTTCGCCTCGGCGTCGTCGCGAGCATCCAGACGTTCGACTTCGGGCAGGCCCGGTGCCAGCCGATCCGCAACCAGGCGCTCACGCAGGACGGTGACATCTACTGGGACATGGTCGACACCGTCGAGTTCGTCGGCGAGGACGACTACTGGGACATGAACGTCCCGGACCTCGGGACCTACGTCGCCAACTGCGTGCTCAACTCGAACTCGGGCAAGGACCACTCGGTCCGCATCGCCGCGCTCCGGGTCGCGTACCTCCTCCTGTGCCTGAAGTCGCCTCAGCGGTACTTCAACATGCCGGAGCAGGACTCGATCCACATGCTCAACATCGCCGTGAACGCCGCGCAGGCCAACCGGGCCTTCTTCAAGCCGCTCACGCAGGCCGTGAAGCGCGGGTGGTTCGCCGACAAGGCGGAGCCGAAGCGGGACTCCATCCAGTTCGCCAAGAACCTCGAAGCCATCTCCGGCCACTCGGATGCTGAGAGCCAGGAGGGCCTGAACCTCATCCTCGGCGTCGCCGACGAGATCGACGCCTTCAAGGCGAAGTCGGAGATGGTCGGCCAGGGCAACAAGGCCCGCGAGGCCTCCACCTCGGCCGAGTCCATCCTGAACATGATGAAGTCCTCGGCGAGCACCCGCTTTCCGGCGAACTACAAGCGTGTCGCCATCTCCTTCCCTCGCTACCTCGGCTCGACGATCCAGCAGTTGACCGAGGAGGCGAAGGAGGACAACGCCAAGTACCCCGAGGACTCGATCTACTACGCCTCCGGGCCCTACGCGACGTGGGAGGTCAACCCCCGCATCCCCGGCAAGCACGTCTACGCCGCCGACTACCGCAAGGACCCGGTCGAGGCGGCCGCCAAGTACGAGTGCAAGCCCTTCCGAGCCTCCGCGCCGTACTTCCGCAACCCGCAGATCTTCACTCAGGGCATCGACAGCGAGACCCAGCCCATCGAGGTCGACTACGGCATCCAGACGCGCGTCTCGGCCGTCACAGGGCTTCCCGTGCAGTCCTGGGAGCCCCTCTACACCTTCGAGAGCGGCTTCAAGCCCCGCCAGGGAGCGATCTACGCCATCCACGCCGACCTCGCCGTCACAGGCGACCGCGCAGGCGTCTCGATGTCCCACGTCGAGCGGTGGGTCGAGGTCTCGACCCTGAAGGAGGACGAGGAGGGCACGATCCTCCCCGACACGGAGATGCGGCCAGTCGTCCGCAACGACTTCACCTTCGGCTTCAGCGCCGACATCGGCGCGACGCCCGCGCGCGAGATCCAGATCCGTTGGGTCCGCGAACTCGTCTTCAAGTTGATCGCCGACGGCTTCAACATCGCCTCCGTCACCTACGACGGCTACCAGTCGACCGACTCCATGCAGATCTTGGAGTCCCACGGCATCGAGACCGACCGAGTTTCGACGGATCGGGACGTGAGTATCTGGAAGACGCTGAAGGACGTCGCCTCTGACGGACGCCTCCGCCTGCCTCACCAGCAGTTGCTCTTGGAGGAGTTGGAGGCCCTCACGGAGGTCAAGGGCAAGGTGGATCACCCGCCCGCGGGCTCGAAGGACCTCGCGGACGCCTTCGCGTGCTCCATCGTTGGAGCATTGAAGGCTGGCGGCGAAGAATCCGAGGACCGGGCGATAGTTTCCAGTGAGGAGACGATCTTCGAGATCGGCCTCTTCGATGACCTGCCGATGGGGATGACCCATCGAGGACACCAGATGCCGCTCTACAATCACTGACCGGAGGAAGCCAGATGGCTGACGAGGAGACCAAGAAGCCCAAGGCTCCCCGCACCCGGAAGGCGGCGGCCAAGGCCGAGAGCCAGAAGTCGGTGGAACTGGAGATCGAGTCCGGTCTCGACCAGACGATGGAGTTCACGCTCCCCGTCGACGCCTCCGCCTACGACTCCCGCATGGAGGGCGGCCGCCACAAGGCCACCGACCTCCGCGAGGTGCCGCGCGAGGCGTGGTACGAGGACGACCAGCGCCCGACGGTCCGGCAGTTGGTCAACATGCGCCGCATGGACGGCCAGGCCCGCGCGCTCTACCGGCTCTTCGTGCTCCCGCTCCGCGCCGCCCTGGAGGGCGCAGACTTCGTCGCCGACGACGAGGGCGTGGAGGAGGCCGAGTTCATGCGCGCCGCGCTCATGACTCCGTCCGAGAACGGCGGCATGACCGTCACCTTCTCGCGCTTCATGGCGCAGTTGCTCCTCGCGATCTTCGACGGCTACGCGGCCTTCGAGAAGGTCTTCTGGGTCCCCGAGGAGGGCCCGCTGAAGGGCTACACCACGCTGAAGAAGATGGCCTACCGGCCGCCGGAGACTGTCACCTTCCTCGCCGACGAGAACGGCGGCTTCGCAGGCTTCCGCCAGCGGAGCCGGTACGGGGCCGAGGAGCGCAACAAGGTCGTCCCCGCGCCCTACGCCTTCTACTACGCCGCCCAGGAGGAGGAGCGCAAGTTCTACGGCGTCTCCTACTTCGAGAGCGCCTTCTACCACTACGACAAGAAGGTCCGCCTGTACTACACGGCGCACCTGGCGGCCCAGCGCGCCGCGGTCGCGACCCGCATCGGCACCGAGCCGAAGAACCCCTCCAAGGCCCAGCGGATGGAGTTCCGCAACCAGTTGGCGAACCTCTCGATGGCGCAGTGGCTCGCCATGCCCGAGGGTTACAAGGTCGAGGCGCTGAGGGAGGGCGGCACCTTCGACTTCATGAACTTCATCAACCACCACAACAACCAGATGTCGAAGTCCATCCTCGCGGGGTTCTTCGACAAGGACACGGGTGCTGGAAAGAACGACGGCGCGTTCGTCAACTTCGTCACGCCCGGCCAGGATATGTTCATGCTGATGCTCCGCGCCATCCAGCGTGAGATCGCGGACCAGATCAACCACTACATCGTCCCGCAGTTGGTCGACCTCAACTTCAAGGACGGCAAGTACCCGAAGTTCAAGTGGGGCGAACTCACCGACGAGCAGAACGAGGCCATCGCCAACACGTTCGACAAGTTGGTCACGAACCCGCAGAACATCACGCCCGAGTTCGTCCGCGAGATCGAGAAGAAGCAGGCGGAGAAGTTCGGCCTGGAGATCGACTACGACGCGATGCCGCTCCCGACGCAGAACCTCGCGGGCTCCCTCACCCCCGAGGATGCCATGGGAGGCGCTCCGGTGACCGACGAGAACGGCAACCCCATCCCTGGGGCCGCGCCGACGGACGTCACGCTGGAGGACGGCGCGGGCGTCGACGAGTTGACGCGCGAGTTCGAGGAGACCCTGCTCGGCGTCAAGGACGGCGTGATCGCCACGACGATGCCGCAGGTCGACGACGAGTTCCAGGACATCCTCGACCTGGCCTCCTCGGTCTACCTCTCCGCGGAGGAGGCCGTGCTCGACACGGTCGACGACTACGTCGCGCTCGCCGGTCAGCCGGGCGACCTGAACCGTGTCCGCACGCACGCTGGCGCGGTCCGCTACGGCAAGCCCATCGGTGCCCCGATCTCTGGCGGTGACGGCGACCACGACGCCAAGGGCCGACCGATCACCTACGAGCGCCTCCGCTCGCTCCAGCGGCAGTTCGCGGCCGCCCACCGCTTCGGCAACATCACGGCCATGCGCCACATCCAGCGCGCCTTCCGGGCCGCCGTGACCGAGTTCGCCGTCGGCAAGTCGAAGAAGGAGATGAAGGACATCCTGAACTCGATGAACTCCAAGAAGGCTCTCCAGGCGTTGAACCCGCTCAACACGGACACGCACGGTGAGAAGCAGATCACGGAGACGTGATGCAGTCCTTCGACGCGCAGATCGCGCGCATCCGTCGTGAGAAGGCGACGGTCCTCCTCTCCGACGTCGCGGCGCAGGAGGCCGTCACCGACGCCCTGGAGCGATACCTCCGCGGCGAGCGGAACGACCGGCAGGTCCGCTTCGACCTGGAGAAGATCATCCGGGAGGCCTACCGCACGAGCGCCCGCGCCGCGATGGAGGTCATGCGCTTCCAGGCCGAGCGCAACCGCCGCTGGGCCCCTGTCCCCAAGGACCTCGTGACGCCGACGATGGAGCGGCTCATCGCCGACGTGCGCCGCAACCTCCGCACCTTCAAGGAGAGCGACCGCGAGCCCACGGATGCGCGCCGCGCCATCGTCCGCTTCCGGCTCTCGGCGACGACGGCCGCCCAGGCAGGGTTCTCCGAGGGCCAGCGCCTCTCCGCACTCGAACTCCTCGCTGAGGGCGAGCAGGTCCGCAAGTTCTGGGGCGCGAACTTCTACGGGAACGAGCCCTGCGACCGCTGTGTGCGCCTCCACGGCGTCGAGGTGGGACTGGACGACGTCTTCCCCACCTACGACAGCATCTCGACCTACGGGCCGCTCTACGGGCCTCCCCTGCACCCGAACTGCCGGTGCGACGCCCTCTACATCGTCGTGCAGAACGGCAACCGCGACGACGTCGTCGACCTCGGCGAGCCGACAGAGCCCACCATGATCTCCAGCGCCACCATCAAGCGGATGCCGGTGAACGTCTTCAAGGCGGTCATCGGCGCGCTGAGCCGCGCGCTGGCCCTCCTGAGGAAGGCGGCGCGGCTGTGAAGACCGTTACGTTCCACTTCGACTCCGTCGAGTCGGCGACCGAGGCGCTCCTGCGTGTTTTCATCGAAGCGCGTGAGGCCGATAGTCTTTTTGAGTTCAGTGGCCTCACGGCCGAACAACTTTTCCGCGGAGGCCTCAGGCTGACCGGAGAGATCGACGCAGTGGCGTCGCGGATCGACAAGATCCCCGGCACCGTCCGAGAGTCCGAGGAGACCGACCGTGGCTAACCTGATCCGCAGGGTCCGCACCCCCGGTGGCGCACGCTACTTCGGGCTCCCCATCGGAGCCATCATCACCGCGGATGCTCGACTGGCCGCCAAGGAGCGCCACGGGGGCAAGTCGGCTCCCAAGGGTGCCACGTCCGTCCGAGTCGCTTCGGGCACGCCCTTCAGCGGTCAGAAGCCCGTCAACACCAAGGCGAACGCCGACAAGGCTGTCAAGGCCACGGACGCTGTCAAGGCGCTCCTCGCGAAGAACGGCACCGCTCCCGGCGGCCCGAAGAAGGTCCGCCTCAACGGCGCAGAGCACGACTTCCCCGAGGGCACGCAGGTCTCCCGGAGCAAGCAGTTCCCCAACCGCATCGCCTACGCGATGACGCCCGACGGCCGCGTCTTCCGCATGGCCGACGAGCACATCGACGAGCCGCAAGGAGAGCCGAAGGCCGCCCTGGCCGAGGCCTTCAAGGCAGGCGGCAACGACGTCCTGGGTACGCCGGTCGACATCGACGCGGACAACTACGACCCGAACACGGACCCGAACGAGGCCGACTTCGTCGACGTCGCCAACCTCCCCGAGGGCGAGACGCTCTCGAACACCTCGGGCATGAAGACCTTCACGAAGACCGGCGAGAACGAGTGGTCGGACTCCAAGGGCTTCAAGATCGACGACGCGAAGATGCAGAAGTTGGTCGACCTCGGCTCCTTCGGCCAGGGCGGCACGGAGATCCCCGACACGGTCGACGAGGACACCAACCTCGCGGACCTCCTCGGCGACGAGGCGGACCTGGAGGACTTCCAGGAGTACCTCGACGGCCTCCCGAACGGCCAGAAGGCTCTCTCCGAACTCGGCGAGTCCTACACCAAGAACGAGAACGGCGACGACGACACCTGGACCGAGGACACCACGGGCGAGACGGTCACGAACCAGGACCTCGCCGAACTCGCTCCGCTCATCACGCTGGAGAAGTCCCCCGTCGTGACCGAGGAGGAGGTCGAGGCGGCCGAGACCGACGGCAAGGGCTCGAAGACGCCCAGCGCCGACGCTGACGAGCCCTCGGACCCGGACGCCGACGACGACCCCGAAGCGAGCACGGCGGCCGCCACGAAGGCCGCGGCCGAGGTCGAGGCCAACGAGCCCGACGTCGCCATGACCGAGCAGGAACTCGATGCCCTGGAGGAGGGCACGGAGGTCCAGACCTCCTTCGGCGAGTCCTGGCGCAAGAACGCCGAGGGTCGCTGGGACCTCATCACCGACGACGAGGACGACAGCGACCTCACCGACTCCGACTCCGCCGCGCTGGCCGAGGACGGCGTGGACCCCGTCAGCGTCCTGACGCCTGCCGACCTCGATCCGTCCTCGGACGAGGACAACGCCGACGAGTCCTCGAACGAGGACGACGCTGAGCCTGCCGCCGAGCCGGAGGCTCCCGCCGACGAGCCCGCCGAGGACGAGAACAGCGTCGAGGCGCTGAAGAAGAAGTGGGACGACGCCAAGGAGGCGTGGGACAAGGCCAAGGCCGACCTCGCCGAGGCGAAGAAGTCCGGCGACCAGGACGCCATCGACGAGGCCCAGGGAAATCACACGGATGCGCTGAAGGCGCACTCGCAGGCGAAGATCGCCCACGACAAGGCCGTCAGGGACAAGGCTAACGAGGGCAAGTCCGACCTCCAGGTCGCGCAGGAGGAGTACGACAAGTCCGTCCAGGAGTACAACAAGGCTCAGGCCTTCAAGTCGGGCAACGCGGTCAACGCGAAGTACGAGATGGAGCAGAAGGAGAAAGCCCTCAACGAGGCGAAGGCCGCCTCCGGCATCAAGCACACCGGCAAGCCGAAGGTCACGAAGGTCTCCGAGAAGCCGGGCGAGCAGATCTTCGACGTCGCAACCCCTGATGGCAAGATCGGCCAGTTGCGTCGCACCGCGAAGACGAACTACACCCCCACCAAGGGCAACACGGCGCAGTTCCACAAGGACAAGATCGAGTGGGACTCGAAGGCCGAAGGCTCCGACAAGTGGGAGAACTACTACAACCGCGAGGACGCCATCGCCGCGCTCGTCAAGGAGGCCCAGAAGACCCCGGAGGCTCCGAAGCCGGACGCCGACGAGCCCAAGGAGACCGAGGCTCCGGAGAGCATCGCAGACGCCCCGGCCGAGGTCACCGAGCAGGACGTCGAGGATGCAGGCCTGGACCCGGCTACGCAGGCCGAGGTCGAGTCGCTGAAGGAGGAACTCGACTCGAAGAAGCCGGGCACCCTCGCCAAGGTCATGACGTCGGACTTCGAGGAAGTCACCATCCAGAAGAACGACGACGGCACCTGGAGCGACGCCGACTCCCCCGGCTCGACGTTCACCTCCGAGGAGGTCGCGCAGGACTCCGTCGGCGAGACCACGGGCGACTTCGAGTACGAGGAGCCTGAGGACCTCGACGAGGACGAGAGCGCCGCCATCGACGACGCCGAGATCCTGGATGAGGACGAGGACGCCGCGGTCGAGACCGCCGTCCCCGACGACGCTCCGGAGGTCACGGACCCGAAGAAGGTCCAGGCGCTCCGCGACTCCTACGCCGAGGACTGGATGGCGAAGGAGAACCTCGTCTTCGGCACCGGCGACGTCACCGAGGAGACCATCGAGAACGCCCCGACGGGCCTCATCCTGGAGGGCAACTTCGAGGGCGAGAAGCAGAAGTTCGTCAAGTTGCCGAACGGTCTCTGGTTCGACGGCGAGAACGGCTTCACCGACGAGGACCTCACGGACCTGCTCAACTCGAAGGGCGGCTCGCTCCAGCACCCGAACGAGATCCCCGGCTTCAAGGGCATCGCGAACGCAGTCCCCGAGAAGAAGGCCTCGAAGAAGGCCGCCGAGAAGAAGACCTACGGCGACACCCTGGTCGAGAGCAACAAGGGCAAGACGTTCTCGGTCAAGGACGAGGACAAGTACGGCAACGAGAAGTTCCTGGCCGAGGCTGACGCCGACGGCAACTTCACGCTGTCGGTCAACGGCGTGCCGCTGACGAAGTCGCAGGTCGCGCAGGCCTACCACGCGCTGAACAACCACACGTCGTCGCACGTCACCTACGGCCTCTACACGCTCCCCGCGGACCACCCGATGGCCGAGAAGGGCCTCATCAACCAGTTCCGCGACACGGCCCTGCTCCGCTACCCGAACTCGAAGCCGAAGGCGGCCGCCCTCCTCACGCTGAAGGAGGCCGGGAACATCCAGGACGCCCCGATCCTGCACCCCAAAGGCAAGAAGATCCTCGTCGGCAACTTCCTCGACAAGCGCCACAACGTCCAGGGCCCTGCCTACGACTTCTTCTCCATCGACGACATGCACGACGCCGTCGCGATCCTCGACCACCTCGACGACCCGAGCATCAAGGGCAAGATGTTCAAGGCCGCGCTGACGTTCAACCTGAACGCCGTCGGCAACATCGACCCGTCGAAGATCATCCACAACGGCAAGGACAAGGACCTGAACCGCCAGAAGTTCAAGTCCTACCTGAAGAACGTGCTCAACACGTCGGCGCTCGTGCCGACGAAGGAGCAGTACGTCGCGCGCCTCGACGCCATGAAGGCGGGCCACAAGGTCACGACCCGACAGGGCAAGGTCTACACGAAGACCGAGATGGGCGTCTGGACGACCCCGGACGCCGACGGCGCGCTCTCGTCGTCCTCGCTCTTCGACAAGCACACGCACTCGCTGACCTTCTTCTCGCAGAAGAAGTCCGACATGGGCTCGCTCGGCGACAACGCTCGCGCCGTCACGCTGAACGACGACGGCACCGCAACGCTCTGGAAGCGGAACCTCGAAGGCAAGTGGACCCGCGTCTTCGACGACTCGGAGAAGGGCGACAAGTTCTCCTTCAACGACAACTCGATGACCCAGTTGGGTGCGCGTGAGGTCTTCACCTTCACGACCGACAACGAAGACATCGTCGCCTACGACCCCGACAGCGGCGAGCCGATCTTCTACGACGCCGACGCGGCCGACGCCGAGATCGAGGCGTGGACGGAGGAAGTCGAGAAGGTCCTCTCCGACGACGACTACGAGAGCGAGACCATCGCGATGTCGGAGAAGGAGGTCACGGTCGACGAGCCGGGCTACCTGACGACGCTCGCGCCGGGCTCGGACGTCTCCAACTCCAACGGCGAGGTCTACATCAAGGACGGCGCAGGCAACTTCGTCCCTGAGTCCTCGACGAAGAAGGCGGCGCAGTTCGTCGACTCGGCTCCCGGCACCCGCATGATCGTCCTCGGCCTCAGCGGCCAGCCCAAGTGGGTCTACCACAAGGACGAGAACGGGGTGATGAAGAACACCAACAACATCCATCCGCTCTTCGGCCAGGACATCGTCAAGGCCGAGCAGATCCACGCGGCCTCCTGGGCGCACTCCTACTTCGTCGGCGACGTCATGACGAAGGACGACCTCTCGAACGCGCCCGTCGGCACGCGCGCGCTCTTCGATGACACGGACGACGGCGGTCTCGGCTCGATCTCGCAGTACGTCACCCTCCGCAAGACGGCGGACGGCAAGTGGCACGGCTCGAACGGCCACACCTTCGACGACGACGAACTGGCGGAGGTCAAGGCCGCGCGCTTCCTCCTCAACTCGCTCCCGACTCCGAAGAAGGACAGCGACGACGTCGAGATCCTCTCGGTCGAGGCGATCCCCAACGGCCAGACGGTCATCCTCCGTTCGCCCACGTTCGGCACGCCTCCCTACGTCGCGGTCGAGCGCGTCGGTGACGACTTCCACGTCCGATCCTTCAACGACTCCGGAGCCCAGGGAGTGGTCATCCTCAACACCGGCGAGGCGAACCTGCGGTTCTTCGCGGCCAAGTCGGAGGCGAAGTCCGGAGCCCTCTACGCACCCATCCCCGCCAAGGAGCGGGACGCGCACATCGACAACGCGCTGGAGGGCGACACCGTCGCCTTCGTGATGTACGGCGGCCTGAGCGTCCTCCGGATGCGGCACGACGGTCAGTGGGCCTTCGATCACAACCCGGACCACATCGTCCCGACCGCCAGCGTCAAGGCGCTCTCGGCGGAGAAGGCCTTCTACATGCTCGGCCACCAGGGGAACATCAAGGGCATCCACGACACCTCCGACCCGGTCAAGAGCCCGGAGCAGTTGATCGAGGACCACGGCGAGGTCACGGTCCACTCGGAGCCGGTCTCGAAGAACACCGGCATGACGGTCGCGCAGGAGAGCAACGAGGAGTACCTCCAGGCCACCACGGACGACCCCGACGCGATCCCGCCGGGCAAGTACACCACCGAGAACGGCGGTGCCGCCTACATGGTCGTCTTCAACGACGGCACGGGCGTCTACGTCAACAAGGCCGGGGAGAAGAAGAACCTCACCAAGGCCGCGGTGAAGAAGAACCACGGCTCGGGCATGTCGAAGTACCACGGCTCGTCCGACGAGACGAAGGCCACGTCGAGCGACGCCGAGAAGGCCGCCTACGGCAAGAGCCTGAAGAAGGACGACAAGGACTTCACGCTGGAGGACGGCACCTACTACGTCGGCGACCCGTCGAAGGCCAACTCGACGATCTACGAGGTCAAGGACGGCGAGGTCTCGGCCTACAAGCCGATCACCACGATGAAGATCAAGAACAACTCGTGGGAGAAGGGCTCGACCTACAAGAGCGGCGACTTCATCGGGTGGCACACCTTCGCGAACGCCCCTGAGGGCTCCACGGGCAGGATGCTCCTCACGACCTCCGAGCCCGTCAAGCCGGAGTTCGGCGGCAAGCACGAGTCGAAGGTCGTTCTCCGCCGCGTCGGTGAGAGCGGCGTCCAGGTCGAGTTCGAGAACGGCGGCAAGCACCTCTTCACGTCGGAGGAGTGGCTCGACACCGCCAAGCGCCGCGAGGCGCTCACCGCCCCGAACCCGGAGAACCCGATCAGCCACGTCAACATGGCGGGCTACCTCTACGTCGACCAGATCGGAGAGGGGAAGGTCGCCAAGGCGAAGCCGTCGAAGGCCACGATCAAGAAGCAGGCCATCGCCGGGCAGATCCAGGACAAGTACGGCAACTCCATCGTGCCCGAAGGTCACGTCGGCATGGTGATGTTCTTCGGCACCGGCGTCGCGACCCACGACCTCGTCAAGCACCAGATGCAGATCAACGAGGGGAACACCGAACTCGCTGGGCTCCCCGGCAAGACGGTGAACCTGGAGGCCTACATCAACGACCACCTCGGCGGCTACCCGGATGGAGCCAGCAACGAGGAGAAGTTGCAGATCCGCCGCAAGGCCGCCATGGAGGTGCTCGCGCACGTCACGGCAGGTCTCGGCACGGAGACCCCGGACACGGATGCGGCCGACCTCTTCGAGAAGGACTCGATGGGGAACTTCAAGAAGCCGCTCCCGACCAACCCGGCGGAGTACGGCGACGAGTTGAACTCGTACTACTCGACGCCCGCGCAGTACTCGGCCTACATCAAGCAGATCGGCGACAACTTCGGCGGGGGCGGCATCATCGGCCTCCACCACAACAAGATGTCGAAGTCCGAGAAGGCTTCGTGGGTCTCCGCGCTCGACGTCGGCGACTTCAAGCAGATGTACCTCCTGGAGATGAACGCCGCCGCCCTCGAAGGCAAGCCCCACGGCTCGGGCTACCTCCACCCTGGCTACACGGCCAACGTCGAGACCCACAAGGTCAAGTGGGGCCCTGCCGTCGACGGCGAGGTCCCGGTGCTGAAGCCCATCGAAGGCGACTGGAGCAAGAACGTCGCGCACGCTTCGCCGGAGGAGATCGACAACTACCTCATCAAGGCCAACATGCAGAACCCGATGCACCTGACGCCCGCGGAGAAGCGTCAGTGGGTTCAGGCGCACCGTAACGTGGACCAGAAGACCGTCGACGCCCTTTCGGTGAAGGCGCTCCTCCGCGCCAACTCGGGAGCCGAGCCGCTCTCGGAGAAGCCGGTCTGGACCGACGACGTCAAGCCGGGCAAGTCCTACAACTCGCTCTTCGACGGTCAGCAGTACCCGAAGTCCTGGACCGGTCAGCAGTCGGTCGAGTACCTCGAAGACCACTACGACGACAGCGAGGCCCTCCAGAAGTCCTTCGCCGCGTGGAGCAAGGAAGCGGGGCACGGCTACGGCTCGCCGTCGTCCACGCCCGCCTACCTCCAGGCAGGCTTCCTCACCTGGCACTTCCAGGCGAAGGAGGAGTACGACTACCAGCAGTCGCTCATCCCGATCTACTCGCTCGCGCCCGACCAGACCGTCGTGCAGGGCATCCACCCCTCCTACGACGTCGTCGACCAGTTCGGCAACAAGTTCCTCTTCAAGCCGCAGGAGGACATGAGCCCGAAGAAGAAGTACCGCGCCGAGATCGAGCACGCCTCGAACCTCCTGGGCCAGCGGCTCGGCCGCGGCTCGGCGGACTCGGACCTCGTCGAGATGGAGATCGACGGTGAGATCAAGTACGGCCAGATGCAGAAGATGCTCCCGGCCGTCGCCGACATGGGCTCGGTCGACTACAGCACGCTCACGCCGGAGCAGATCGCTGACCTGTCCAGCGAGCACATCTTCGACTGGCTCATCAACAACGACGACACCTGGAGCAGTAACGCGCTCCTGCTCGACAGCGGGCGCATCGTCGGCATCGACAAGGGCCGCGCCTTCGCGCAGTACGGCAACTGGCAGGGCCTCGACATCGACGCGATGAACTCGATGGTCACGACGGTCTACAGCGACCTCTACAAGACGTTGGCGAGCGGCTCGCACTCGAAGGAGGACCTGGAGAAGGCCTACCTCACCGCCCGCAAGCGGGTCCAGCGGATGGTGAAGATGCCCGACTCCTCGTTGGAGCCGATTCTCGCCGACGGCATCAAGAACCGCGACTCCTTCGGCGTCAACTACCAGATCGACGGCGAGCAGTTGCCGGACACCCGCGAGGGCCTCATGCGCGCGTTCTTCCACCGCAAGGCGGGGCTCGTCGAGGACTTCGACAAGGTCTGGCAGGACATCTACGACCGCGGCGGCTTCGGCGACCTCCCTGAGCCTCCCGTCCAGCCGCTCGGCGAGGGCGTCACCTCTGGGATCACGGACCCGGAGCACCTGGCGCTCGCGTTCCGCTCGAAGGGTCTGTCGCACGCCACGATGGTCGGCGGCGCGAACCTGGAGAACGGTAGTGCCATCTCGTGGACCGAGAAGGACGTGGAAGGCAAGACGCTCTTCCACACCGAGATGATCCTCGCCCCCAAGGCGCAGTCGGACATGACGACGCTCCTCCAGTCGCAGATCGACCCGGACACGACGCTCTCCCAGCAGGCGATCTCCGACCCCTTCCATGCGGCGGCGTTGCAGGCTGGGAAGCACGTCTCGAAGAGCGCCGCCTCGGGCGAGTACAACGACGCCCTCATCACCGGGATGCACAACAACTGGGCCTCGGTCAAGAAGGACCTCGACGCCTTCCCGCCGGAAATGAACGGCGACAACACCAAGGCGGTCTTCCCGAGCGGCCGAGAGATCCCGGTGGCGCAGATCGGTCAGTACCGGCTCATGCTGGAGCACTACAACCGCGAGTTCGAGATGGTCGAGGACGCCTTCCAGAAGAAGACGAAGCCGGAGCGTCACGTCGCGCAGTACGAGATGCTGAGCGTCGAGCCTGAGAAGCGGTACTCCAACCCGGACGGCTCCACGCTGATGCCGACGACGCAGGGGACCTACATCTTCACCGCCTCCGACGGCTCGGTGAAGATCCTCAGCGGCACCGACGACGCGCTCCCGGCGATCTTCGCGGGTGAGGACGGCTGGGTCGCGGGTCCGCTCGCCAAGGAGGAGACGCCGCTCTCGAAGTACAAGGTCCGGAAGAACAACCACACGCATCTCCGGAAGTCGGAGTTCAAGGACGGTCAGAAGCATCACACGGGCGGCGTCCAGACCGAAGGTGCGCCTGGCGAGGAGTACGAGATCGTCCTCCCGACCGGCGAGAGCATCTTCTACCGGAACTCCCTGAAGACCGGCACGCCGCTGGGCCAGCAGGGGATGCTCACGGCGCGCATGAACGCCGAGAGCCCCGAGGAGGCCGGGGTCGCCATGGAGCGCATCCGGGAAGCCCTCACGGACTTCGGGCTCGACGTCGACGACGCCGACATGACCTCGGTCGAGTTGACCTACTGGCGCGAGATGTCCGAACTCATCACGGACCGCGCGGGGCACCCCGACGACGGCCCTGCCTGGAAGAAGGCCCGCAAGGACCTCGAACAGTACATCGCCGACTCCGGATGGGCTCCTGCGAACTACCTGGAGAACCTGAACCAGTCGCTCGGCGACGAGGGCGAGATCCAGTTCTGGCGAGACTTCTGGAAGGGGTACTTCCCGACCGAGGTCCAGGACCTCATCGAGAAGGACGGCTTCCTCCCGGAGTTCAAGCACCAGAACCTCGACGAGCCCGACCTCCCGACGGGTCGCCCGGTCTTCTACCGCCTCGACTACCAGAAGGAGTTGGAGCGCATCCTCGCCTCCAACGTCGTCCTGGGTCACAAGTCGCAGAACCTCAGCGTCCACCGCTGGGGCCCGACTGGCGGCCTGCTCTCCGGCGAGGACCGCCTCCGCACGAACGGGTTCTTCGAGACCGGCATGTCGAGCAGTGATGACCAGTCGAAGGGTTCGTCGCACGGCGTCTACCTGCGTCCGTTCAACCCGGACAACACCACCTGGAACGTGCTCATCCGACCGCGCTCGGCGCTGACGACGGAGACCTACGCCTTCGAGAACGACCACTTCGGAGACCCCGGCTTCAAGTCGGTGGAGTCGCCTTCGGCCATTTCGTCGGCGTTCAAGAACTGGATCGCGAACTCGAACAGCGGTCCGGAGACGATCATCCCCTGGTCGGCGACGCTCCTCGACGACATCGACCTCGTGGTGCTCGACACGGCGCAGAAGCGAGACTTCCTCATCCAGGAGTTCAAGAAGCGAGGCATCACTGAGATCCGCGGCCTCTCCATCGAGGAGCGGTTCGTCATGTCGAGTCAGCGGCAGGCCGCTGTGCAGAAGATCATGAAGTTGTGGAAGGAGGGAGGCGCATGACTCCCGAGCAGTTCAAGGCGGACTTCGACAAGAAGTTCAAGCGAGGCCTCTGGGCCTTGGAGTTCGGCGACGGACCCCTCAACCTCGTCGGCAACGTGACGTGGGACGAGGAGGAGCGGGAGGACGGCCTGATCGCCTTCACCCTCTGGCCGGATGAGGAGCGAGGCTTCGGCTTCCTCGTCAACCCGGACCACGTCGTCACGAAGGACCACCAGTGGGAGGCGTGGAACCTCGCAGGCTCCAAGCGCCGCTTCGCGCTCCGACCGCTCCGTGCAGACCAGAAGGTGCCCCGTGGCTAAGTTCCTCCTCCACCTCCGTCCCGACGGCAAGCCCGTGGGCGTCTACACGGCGACGGAGCACTACTACGACCCCGCCGAGAAGCACACCGAGCGGCACGTCCGCATGGTGCGTGAGAAGCCGAGCGCCATCCGCTCGTTCGAGGAGTGGGCCAACCGGCTCGCCGACCGCTCCGTCCCCTCGCGCCGCCTCATGCGGTGGGCTGTCGTCGACCACCGGGCCGCAACCTTGAAGAAGGTCTTGGACGACTTGCAGGACCGTTGGCGACCCCTCGACACGCCTTGATCGTCAACTTGAACTCGTGCGGCCGATAGTAGAAGCATGAGCACGATCTTCGCAGTCCCGGACTCCGGCCAGGAGTCCTTCGTTGCGCTGTCGAACTCCAAGCGCGGCCGCCTCTTCGAGAAGCACATCCTCAACTACGGGGAGTTGCTCTACCCGAAGGCCAAGGACGGCAAGGTCATCATCGACGACGAGTTCGCCGACAAGTTGATCGAGAACTTCGAGAAGAAGTACTGCCCCATCGTGCAGGTCCCGCTCGCCGACGACAAGAACCGTCACTCGGAGGCCCCGGACCGCAACATCGGCCAGGTCGTCGGGCTCACGAAGCGCGACGGCAAGATCTACGCCTCCATCGACGTCCGCAAGGCGGAGTACGTCGACGAGGTCGGCAACACGCTCCTGGGCGCTTCGGCGCTCTTCTCGACGGACTACGTCGACACCAAGACCCTGAAGTCGGTCGGACCGACTCTCCTCCACGTCGCGGTCACCAACCGGCCGTATGTGACGGACCTGGAGGACTACAACGAGATGATCGCGGCTTCGGCCGATAGTGAAGACAGCGAGTTGATCGTCCTGACGCTCGCCGACACTGACAAGGAGAAGGACATGAAGACTCTCGACGAGGCTCTCGCCTACCTGCGCGATGAGCACGAGATCGACGTCCCGGCGCTCCAGAAGCAGGCCTCGGAGGCCCAGGGCTTCCTCGCCCTGTCGGCACGCATGGCGGACGCGCTGAAGGAGAACGACCTCATCGCACTCTCGAACCCGGCTGACGAGGTCAGCCCGGAGGACGTGCTCAACGCCATCACCGCCGCGGGCGAGAAGATCGTCACGCTGTCGGCGCAGGTCGACACGCTGGAGACCGAGAAGGTCAAGGCGAAGGCCGAGGCCGACGTGGACGACCTCGTGCGCCGCGGCTTCATCCTGAAGCCGAACCGCGACGCGATGGTCGAGTTGTCCATGAAGGACGCCGACCTCTTCAAGAGCCTGCTCCCGAGCCAGCCGCTCATCGAACTCTCGCTGGAGCGCGGCTCCGACGCCGAGCCGAACGAGACCGAGGTCGCGCTCAGCGAGGTCGAGCGCATCACCAAGTCCTACGTCGCCCCCGCGACGGCGTAATCCCGCATCCGCATCCCGATCACCATCCAGTAGGAGAACATCATGACCGACACGGCATACACGGGCAACGCCATCCCGGCTCCCGGCGTCTGGGGCGGCCGCACGGTCGTCGACGACGAGATCATGTACTCGATGCAGGGCTACACCCAGAAGGGCGTCACCCTGAAGCCCGGCCAGGGCGTCTTGCTCGGCGGCACGTTCATCACGCGCGACGACGCCACGAAGCAGTACGTCAAGACGACCACGGCGGCCGACGCGGAGGGCATCCTCCGCAAGACGGTCGACACCGGCACGGACTCGGCCGCGAAGAAGTTCCTCGGCAACATCGTCGTGATGGGCATCGTCAAGTTGGCCGCCGTCAAGGCCGCCAACTCGGGCGTCACCCTGACGAGCGTGCTGAACGCGAACGTCAACGAGAGCCTGGGCTACTTCAAGTTCTAGGCCCCCGATTCGGGATGCTGAGGGTGTGAGTCGGGCCAGTTCCGACTCCATCCCTGGGCTTCCCGGCTCAGACAGACCAGCCAAGTGATCCTCCCCTCCTGGGGAAGAGGCGCAGGTCGGCGAACGAGAGTTCGCGCTGATGACACCATTCGAACTCATGAAAGGAGGGATAGAGATGACCGACATCTCCATCCTCCAGCCCGCGGTGCTCCGTGGCGTCATCGAGAACTTCCCGACGCCGGAGAACCTCACGATGCTCCGCCGCACGCCTCGCGTGTCGCACCCCTTCCCGACCGTCTCGTGGGAGGTCATCGCTGGCTCGCGCAACATCGCCGCTCCGAACGTGCCGAACTCCGAGGCGCACATCGTGCCTCGCCAGGGCCGGTCGCAGAAGAGCGCGGCCTTCGTCTACCTGCGGGAGAAGAAGGTCTTCGAGCCCACGACCCTCCACTGGCTCCGCCAGGTGGCCGCGAACAACGACCAGTTGAACCGCACCAACGCCGAGGCCGCTGTCGTCCGCGAGACGCAGGACCTCAACGACCGCTTCAACAACTTCGCCGAGTTCACGATCTGGCAGTCCCTCACGGGTCGCCTGGACCTGGACTTCGCCGACGTGCAGGCGGAGGTCGACTACGGCTTCAAGGAGTCGCACAACATCACGGCGACCACGCCGTGGTGGCGCTCGGGCGGCACCGGCTCCACGGCCGGTCCGAAGGACCTCATCGCCGACATCCGTCGCGCGACGGGCCTCGTCAGCCGCGACGGCCGTGTCGAGGCGAACGTCGCGTTCGCCTCGGAGACGACCATCGACTCGATCTTCGACGCCTACGCCCAGGCGGGCGGCTCGGCTCCGGGTGCGCTCCTCTCGGACACGATGAAGGACCGCTACTACGCGACCGGCACCCTGCCGAACTTCCTCGGCCTGAACTGGCAGACGGAGAACTCGGTCTTCGACGCCACGGGCTCGTCCTACACGGCGAACCCGACGGCTCCGGCCCAGGAGACGCGCTTCCTCGACGAGGGTCGCGTCATCATCGCGAACCTCGCGGCGAACCGCCCGGTGGAACTCTTCGAGGGCCCCACGGCCGACGACGAGGCCCCCGCTGGCTTCACCGGCAAGTTCGCGAAGTCCTGGAAGGAGAAGGACCCGTCGGCTCGGCAGATCCTCCTGGAGTGGAACCTGCTCCCCATCGTGTCCCGCCCGGACCAGATCGTGAACCTCACGGTCTCGGCCTAGTCGGACTAACGCGAGAGGCCCTCACCTTCGGGTGGGGGCCTTTCCCGTGCTCGGACGATAGTGAGAGCATGTACGCCGCCTTCTGCTCGCTCTGTGGCAACGTCTGCCTGATCCAGAGGCGACCCAACCCCGAGGCGCTGATCCACCTCGTGGTGTGCGAGAACTGCGTCGTCCAGCACGACATCCGCATGGACGACGACTAGCCCGCTCACGTCGGCGACCACAAGATCGCTCGCTCGGGCGATAGTTGAAGTACTGGTTGAATCCAACGTGCAAGGAGTGCTTCGTGGGCCTCGCTGAAGAACTGGCTTCCCCGCCATCTCGCAAACCCCCCTACTGCGGTGTCGGCGGCTGGCTGTCCCGCATCTCGGAGAACGACCGAGTCGCGTTCAACGCGGCCATGCAGGACCATCGCTGGACTGCCGTCGCTCTCCTCCCCGTCCTGAAAGAGCATGGCTTCGACCGGGGCATCTCCCAGTTGAAGCGACACCGCCAAGGAGCGTGTTCCTGTGCCGAGTGATCTCGCCGAAGCCCTCGCCGTCCCGCCGCAGAAGGGGGAAGACGCGCCCGGCTTCGAGTTCGATCCTTCGACCGGCCGCGGCAAGATGACCACCAAGCCTCTGAAGGGCGAGCCGGACCCCTACGCGGCCCTCAGGGAGTTCGGGGAGGACCCGGACCTCTACACATGCACCCCCGTCAAGATCAAGCGGTGGAACGCCACGCTGAAGGGCGGCACGGTCGGCGACTGGCTGACGTCGGGCACCTTCCTCGTGACGAAGAAGATGAGCGAGGTCCCGCTCCCGTCCCTCTTCGAGGCGGCGCGCAAGAAGACCCGCGACGTCAACTTCAAGACCCGCTCCGACAGGACCGAGGTCGTCGTCATCTCGGACTTCCAGATCGGCAAGGTCAACGAGAACGGCGGCTGGCCGGAACTCCTCGACGTGCTCATGGAGAAGGTCGCCCTCCTCGACGCCCACCTCCGCAAGGTCAAGCCGAAGCGGATCAAGTTGTTCGACCTCGGCGACCTCCTGGAGGGCGACCAGACCGGCGCGGGCCCCGAGCGGAACCTCGACCTCTCCCACCCCGAGCAGTTGGACGCTGGCGCGACGATCCTCTACGAGTTCGTCAACGTCTGCGTCAAGTACGCCGAGACCGAGGTCGCCACGGTTCCCTCCAACCACACGCGCTGGCGCGACGGCAAGCAGAACCTCGGCAAGCCGGGCGACGACTACGGCATCCACATCCACCGGCAGGTCGAGAAGCAGTTCGCAGGCCGTCGAGTCTCGTGGGTCTACCCGAAGGCCTGGGACGAGTCGCTCCTCGTCGACGTCGACGGCCTCCGCGTCGGCCTCTTCCACGGGCACCTCCTCGCGAAGGGGAAGGGCAACGAGTGGTGGGCGAAGCAGATGCACGGCGGCGGGGCCATCGCGCAGGCGGACGTGCTCCTCACGGGTCACTACCATCACTTCTACGCCATGCCCACCGGCCGCAACTTCAACGGCGTCCAGAAGTGGTGGCTCCAGGCTCCCCACTGCGAGACGGGCTCCGCGTGGTTCCGCAACCAGACCGGCGAGAGCAGTGACGGCGGCATCATGACCTTCGGCGTCGTGGACGGCACCTTCTCGATGAGCAGGCTCCAGATCCTCTAGGCTGAGCGAGCGAGCACACAACGCGAGGCCAGGTCCCACATACCACCAGCCAGCCCGCCAGAAGGCCCTCTCCGGAGGGCCTTCCTCGCGTCCTGGGCGATAGTTGAAGTGACCGCCGCAGTACTGATGAAGGGCTTGACCCATGGCTAACCAGAACAACGAGGCGACGAGCCTCTCGGATCTCCTCGACCTCGACGTGGACACGCTGACGGCGACCAGCCCGGCACCGGCCGACGACCCGCTCTCGCTCGTGCGCGAGGAGCAGGAGGTCCAGCCGGATGTCGAAGGCATCCCGGCTGACGCGCCCGCCGCGCTGAAGAACGGCGACGTCGTCACCTTCCACGTCATCGTGCCGCAGTTCTACATCCTCGACCGCCTCTTCCGCGAGGGCGACCAGATCACGCTCGTCGTGGGCCAGGGTCCCTACGCGCGCACGGTCGACGACCGCACCGGCCGCTCCTGGGTCGAGGACCTCCACGACCCCGAGGCGATGGAGTTCCGCTGGGGCAAGGTCCCCTTCGCTCCGGGCCCCGCTCCCGACCGCCGTCTGAACCTCATCCAGGTGCCGAAGGAGGTCCCCGCGGACCTCGCCGACCTCTGGAAGGCGTCCGTGCTCGCGGCCGCCGACGAGATGACCCGCAACCGCTAGGAGTACCACATGGCCGAGTTCCCGCGCTTCGACAAGAAGGACGTCTCTGTCTTCTCCGGAAGGCACGAGATGGCCTACCCGTCGGCGTACACGGACGAGGCCTTGCGTCAGTCGACGATGCTCTTCAAGATGGCGACCTGCCTGAAGAAGTTCCCGGACGACGAGTTCGAGGCCGAACTGGCGCGCTACGCCATCCTGTCGATGGCGGAGGCGCTGATCCTCTCCCAGCCGTTCAACGCGGCGCTGGCGAACCCGTTCAACTCGGAGAGCATCGGCTCCTACTCCTACGGGAAGGTCTCGGGAGCGGTCCTCACGGGCATCCCGACCGGCATCGGATGGTTCGACAGCGCCGTGGCCCAGTTGGGCGTCTGCGACGTGGGCGGCAACGGAGCCATCGGCGGCGGGTCCGCGGGCGGCATCGAGACCTTCGAGCACCAGGGCGTCTTCGGCCCCGGCACGGGCGGCAACGTCCGGCTCTACGGCCCCGCTGACGACGAGTACCTCGACCGCTACGGCTACGGAGGGCGGCCCGACTGATGGAGCACCTCTTCAACTCCGTCGTCCGCGTCGAGGAACTCCGACAGACGCAAGAGGACGGCGTCGTGACGACCGACTGGCGTCCCGTCGAGGGCCTGGAGGCTCTCCCCTGCCGCCTGGACCTCAACTTCGTCCGGCCAGGCAAGGACATCCTGCCCGCGCCGGTCGCTGGCAAGGCTCCAGACCGCATCGGCGTCCTGTTCACGTTCGCGCACGCGCCGCTGAAGGCCGGGCACCGGCTCACCGCGATCCCGCACCCTGACACCGGAGCATTCCCGGTCCAGGGCACGTTCGAGATCCGGGTGGTGCCGGACCAGGCCATCGCGTTCGCGGTCGCGCACCACATCGAGGTCCAGATCATCGAGGTGGCGCAGGACCCGAAGAAGTTCTCGTGGCCGGGGCAAGCATGATCCTCATCACCAGCGACTTCTCCGAGGTGGAGCGTGAACTCGACCGCCTCGGCCGAGAGCCCTCCGCCATCACGAAGGCAGGGCTCGACGCCGTCCTGAAGGAGGGCCTCGCGCTCGCCATGGCGAAGGTCCACGTCGAGACGGGTGCGCTGAAGAAGTCCGGTCGCTCGAAGTCCTCGTCCAACAAGGCGACGAAGACGTGGAAGGGCACGATCCAGTTCGGCAACCACCCCGGCTCCGTCGACTACGCCTACTACGAGCACCGCCGCGCTGGAGGCCACGACCTCCTCTCCGTCCTGTCCGTCCTGCACCCTCAGTGGGTCGCCGTCATCAAGAAGGGACTCGCACCGTGACCCGGCTCTCCCTTGGCGCGCGCAACCTCCTCGCGCAGGACCCGGCCGTCCGGGCGCTCGTCGGTCACGATTCGGTCTGGACCGACGGCTGGATCTTCGACTCGAACATCTTCGCGCGGATCGAGAACTCCCAGAAGTGCGCCATCGTCCTCTCCGAGGTGACGCCCTACACCAACAAGAACGCGCACAACACCATGGACTTCGCGACGCTCGCCGTCGACGTCTGGGCGGACCCGACGCGCAACGCGGACGGCTCCATGCGCCGAGACGACGCCGACGAGAAGATCGAGGCTGTCATCAAGGCGGCCGAGAAGCACCTCCACACCGTCGCGCTGAGCAAGCCCGGCGGCGAGTTCCACCGATGGGGCACCGCGGCGCAGATCGCCGACGGGACCGCCATCGCCATCCTCGGGTCGACTCGCATCAGCGGCCCGACCTTCACCCCCATCGCAGACACCGAAGGCGGGGTGATGGGCCGCTACACCTACGCGGTCAACATCATCGGCTAGACCCACTTCACCAGAGCCCTTGGAGGCCATCATGAAGATCCTGATCCACGCACCCCTCTCGCCCTACTCCGGCTACGGCAAGGACGGCATCGGCCTGAGCCGCGCGCTCGTGAAGGCCGGAGTCGACGTCTACCTCCAGCCGACGGAGGTCCAGGCTCCGCTTCCCGAGGAGGTGCTCGAACTCCTCGGCAAGGCACCGCAGGCACCCTTCGACGTCATCATCTCCCACATCGACCCGATGCGGCTGGAGGCGACGCCGGAGATGCGGCAGGCGACGAAGTTGCTCATCGGCTGGACGATGTGGGAGTGGAACTCCCTCTCGAACGCCACCGGCCGCTCGAAGTTCCGCCGCAAGTACAAGGACTTCGACGCGCTGATCGCCTACGACGAGGTCTCCGCGCAGGCGCTTGCCGAGCACTACAGCGGGCCGATCATCGTCCTCCAGGGCGGCTTCGAGCCCGACGAGTTCGAGCCGGTCGAGCGTGACTGGTTCGGCACCTTCCGCTTCCTCCAGATGGGCGTCCTCAGCCCCCGCAAGAACCCCGCGGCGTCCATCAAGGCCTTCCAGAAGGCGCGGGACATGGACCCGGAGTTCCGCAAGCACGCTCGCCTCTCGATGAAGACCTCGGTGCCGGGCCTGCACTCGAAGTGGCAGGACCTCTTCGTCGACGACGAGGAGAACGAGCACGGCGAGATCGTCGAGGTCCCGAAGTTGCGGATCTTCTACGACGTCTGGCCCCAGGACGTCGTGAAGGAGTACATGGCGTCCGGCCACGTCCTCCTCGCCCCGTCGCGCGGCGAGGGCAAGAACCTCCCGGCGCTGGAGTTCATGGCGACCGGCGGCACGGTCATCGCCTCGAAGTGGGGCGGCCATATGCAGTGGCTCCACGACGACTACGCCTACGGGCTCGACGTCGAACTCGCGCCGACCGACATCGCCTTCCCCAACGCGCTCGGCGCGGAGGTCGACGTCGACCAGATGGCTGAGGTCATGCTGGAGACCTTCCGCAACCGGGCGAAGACGAAGGAGAAGGGCGAGATCGCCGCGCGCACCGTGCGCCAGGCCTACTCGTGGGACGCCGTCGTGCGTCGCCTCTTCCTCCGACTCGCCTCTCTGTCCGATGACGGCGTGAGCGCCGCCATGGCCTTCTCCGCGACCCGATTGGGGCCCGACGATGACTGACGACAACAAGGTGGACCTCCGGTGCCCGGTGGGTCCCAAGCGGCTCCTGGCCCGCCTCGCGCCGATGGAGAGGGCTCACGTCACCGAGGACAACCTCGTCGAGTTGGCCTGCTCCGACTGCGTGCGGACGCTCCGACGGGAGGGCCGGGACGTGCGCCGGGTCCTCCACAGGTTCAACTTCCTCGGCGAGTTGGTCGAGTCCGAGGCGGTCACGCGCTAGGCTCCCGCACTTTCTCGCGGTGCGGCCGATAGTTGAAGCAGAACATCAAGCCGTTCACGAGACCAAGGAGCCATCATGGCGAACCCCACTGTCGAGGCATTCAGTCTCTCGCACGCCGCCATCCTGAATGGCACGACCGGCAACGACGAGGAGTTCGGCGACATCTACGGTGTCCGCTCGGGCTCGCTCGAACTCGACTCCGACTCCTACGACAACACCGGCGACGACTCGATCCTGTCGACGTGGTACTGGGCGAACCGGGCCAACCTGACCATCCAGTCGGGCTACATCCCGTTCGAGACGCTCAGCCTCATCACGGGCTCGAAGGTCACGTCCTCGGGCACCGGAGCAGCGCAGTCGTTCTCGATGCCCCTCTGGGAGCAGTCGAAGATGACGACCGCGACCCGGCCGATGCGCCTCCGGATGCCGTCGAAGGACAAGGACGGCGCGGTGCGCCGCCTCGACATCATCCTCTACAAGGTGCAGTTCCAGCCCTTCTCCTTCGACGGGCCCGCCTACAAGGAGGGCCTGCTCCTGAACTACAACGCCACCGCGTTGTTCAGCGACAAGGACGAGAAGGGCCAGCCGGTCCTCGACTCGACCACGAACGAGCCGACCAAGACCATCGGCCGCATCCTGTCCATCGCCTGACCTGTGCTACAGTGGCTCTCGTCTAAGAGCCGCCGCTTCGCTAGGAAGACCCCCTCCCCCCGGAGGGGGTCTTCTGCGTTCGGCCGATAGTTGAAGCAGAACCTCTACCAAGGGAGAGTCGCATGACGACCGCAGACCAGGACATCGACACCATCCTCGCCGAGCCCAAGGAGGTCACCCTCCTCTCCGGCAACATCTACCTCATCCAGCGGTTGAAGACCCGCCAGTTGATGAAGATGCTCCGCATCCTCACGAAGGGCCTCGGCGACGCGATCACCGAGTACCGCTTCGACCCGGACAACGGCGAGGAGTTCATGCAGACGATCTTCGCCCTCGCCGCCATCGCCATCCCGGAGGCCGAGGACGAGACCATCGAGTTCCTCCAGTCGATGCTCCTCCCCAAGGGCTACGTCGAGAACCCGAAGACGAAGGCCGACGAAGGCAAGAACGAGACGCTCTACGCGCAGTTCGCCACCGAACTCTTCAACCCGGAGGTCGAGGACCTCATCGACCTCGTCGAGGCCATCTTCGAGGCCGAGAAGGAGCACATCCTGAGCCTGGGAAAGCGCCTCGCCACCCTTCTGAAGGCCCAGCAGAAGGCGACGACGGCGAAGCGCGGCGCGAAGGGGAAGGCGAGCCCGAAGGCCTGATCCCTGAAGAGGAGAAGGTGCAACGCCTCATCGAGGCAGACCAGAAGAAGATTGACCCGCTTGGCCTCGTGGGGGGCTACGCATCCAGGTTCGACCTGATCGCCAAGGAGTACGGGTGGTCGGATGAGCAGATCGGAGAGTTGCCCCTCATGAGGTTCCAGCAGATCGTCAATGCGATCTCCTTGCGGAAGTACCGCGAGGATCGTCAGGAGACCAGTCGCATCTCCTGGCTCGCGCGCACGATCTCGCAGTACGTCGCGGGCGGGTACATGACCGACGGCCAGCGCGAGAACGTGGCGGTCCGGTACGCCTCGCAGATCGCCTTCGACCACATCGAGGAGGCGGCCCTGGAGGCCGCGGCCGCGCGCGAGGCCCTGAAGGCTCGGACCAACGAGACGGTCATGAAGGAGCCTGCCCGTGGCTCCTTCGAGAAGATGATGCAGTTCATGGGCCAGAAGCGGGATTGAGGTGGTGAGCGATGGCCGTTGACGAGTACGGCAACGAGGTCAATGTCAAGTACAACGCCGTCGCGGACTTCAGCGCGCTCGCACGCGAGATCGCCAAGGCACGCCGCCAGTTGAAGGCGCTCCGGCGCGAAGAGGACCAGTCGAACGACGCCTCGGTCGAGGGCCACAAGAAGGTCGAGCGGGCGCGTCAGCGCGCCTCGCGGGAGATCCACGACCACACCATCATCGTCGACAAGAACACCGGCGAAATCCTGGAGAACACGGACGCGCTGGAGGACAACTCCGACGCGCTCGACGAGAACACCGAGAGCATGAAGAAGGCCGCGAAGGCGGCCAAGGACCTCACGGGCGGCAAGAAGGGCCTGCACACGCAGGAGCACAAGTCCCTGGCCGAGCACCAACAGGTCACCAAGCACCTCACGGAGCAGGCTCAGGCCGCCGAGAAGGCCGCCAAGGCCGCAGAGCGCCTCGCCTCGGGCTACAACGGGCTCAACCGCGCTCAGGCGGCGGCACGCCGTCTCCCGCAGTTCGTCGACACGGAGACGCTCCGCGGTGGCGGGTCCCGTGGCGGCGGCCGCTTCGGCCTCGGTGCCAGCGAGTTCGACCGCCTCGTCCGCGGTGACGGTAGCGGTGGTGGCGGAGGCGGTGGTGGAGGCGGCTCCCGCTTCGCAGGCGGTGGCGGCCGACGTCGTCGGGACCGTGACACCGTCGGGAGCCTCAACAGCGTCGAGCGCGCCATGCGTCGCGTCTCGAAGACCGGCGGCGGGGTCCTCACCGTCTTCCGGCGCATCGGCGACTGGCGACCGAACCTGATCCCGCCCTTCATCGCGCTCATCCCGATCATCGGTTCGATCCTCGCGCTCATCAACCCGCTCGTCGCGGGCCTGGGCGCTGTCGGCATGGCCGCGGCGGGCATCGTCACCAGTCTCGGCTCGTCGGCCTCCGGCCTGCTCGCGGCCGCCCCCGCGCTCTCCAGCCTGCTCTCCACCTTCGCGGCCGGGAGCATGGCCTTCAAGGGCGTCGGTGGAGCCGTCGGCGACGAGATCACGCGCCGCCTCGGCGATGACGCTCCGGCGCTGTCCCGGTCGGCCAAGCAGTACGTCCAGATCGCGGCGGACATCGGCATCGCATGGCGCGGACTCCGCCGCAACGTGCAGGAGTCGGTCTTCAGCGAGTTCGTCGGCGAGGTCCACCTCCTCCGGGGCCTTCTGCCGTCGCTGGAGACCCTGCTCACGCGCTCCGGTGCCGCGCTCGGTCGCTGGGTCGGCAATGCGATCCGCATGGTCACGAGCGATGCCTGGAAGCGGGACATCGAGGAGTTCGGCGACGTCAACGCTCGACTCACCGACAACTTCGGCGCAGGCCTCCTCTCGCTCCTCAACATCTTCCGCAACCTCACCATGGGTGCGGCTCCGCTCCTGGAGCGGTTCTCGACGGCCTTCGCGGAGGGCTCGAAGAACCTCGACACCCTCATCGAGACCGCGCGCTCCGACGGCTCGCTCCAGGCGTGGCTCTCCGACGTCGGCGACCGCATCGCGACGTGGTGGCAGGTCATCAAGGACCTCGGCGCGGCCATCGGCAACTTCGGTCGCGCGATGGGCCCCTTCAACGACTGGATGCTCGGCGGGCTCGCCGACATGATGGCTGACTGGCGGCGCGTCTCCGAAGAGGCGGCTCAGCCGGGCTCCGAGTTCCAGCAGTTCTTGGAGAACATCAAGCCGCTCCTGCGCGAGGTCGACGGTCTGCTCGGCGACTTCTTCGCCTGGTTCGGTCAGGAGGCGTCCGACCAGGGCAACATCGACGAGATGACCGAGATCATCCGGATCATCCGCGACGAACTCGGCCCGGCCATCGGTGGCATCCTCGACACCCTCCAGGAGACCGGCATCGGCACGGCCTTCGTCGAGACTCTGATCTCCATCGTGGAGACCATCCAGGGCTTCCTCGACAACGGTGGTGCGGAGGGCTTCAAGCACTTCCTGGAGATCGTCGAGGACGTCTTCGACGCCATCTCCGACTTCGCGAACGACCCGGCCAACAAGGACATCATCTCCTTCGTCGTGGAGAACCTCGCCCTGCTCGCGGCCATCACGTTCGTCGGCAAGTTCACCGGCCTCTTCGCGCTCTTCGGCTGGCTCCTGCGCCTGGCTGCCGCGCCTGCCGTCTTCGCACTCCTCCGCGCGCTCCCCGGTCTCCGGGGCCTCGCAGGCCTCGCCGGACTCGGCGGCCTGGGCTTCCTCGGCGGAGGCAAGGGCGGCGGCCCTGGTGGTGCCGCTGGCGGTGGCCGCGGTCCTGGCGGCTTCGGCTGGGCCGGTGGCGGCCGCGGAGGTGCCGCGGGTGGTCGTGGCGGCGGCCTGGGTCGCTTCATGGGCGGCGTCGGCAAGTTCCTGGGCCCGCTCGGCCTCCTGCTCAGTGCCGGTAGCCTCGCCACCTCGGTCTTCTCGCCGCGCGCCGGGAGTGCGGGCGAGGGCTTCGCCAACTGGGGCAACGACATCGTCACGGGCGCGCTCGGCGGCATGATGTTCGGTCCGCTCGGCATGGCAATCGGTGCCGCCACGGGTGGTGCCGTCGGCCTCGGCAATATGTACAAGGGCAACCCGTTCAACCCCCTCGCGAAGGGCACGATGGGTGGGTCCACCATCGGCGCGCGCCAGGGTGCCACGGGCGGCGGCTTCAACGTCTTCGGCCCGATCCTCGGCTGGATTCTCAGCGACCTCCTGAAGGGCAACACCAAGGGCAAGCGGGTGGAGTCGGAGGCTCGTCGCGACGAGGCCTGGGCTCGCCGCGCTCCGGGGAACGACGGCGGCCCTTCTTCGTCGACCGCCGCGCGCGACCTCCGCCAGAAGGTGATCTACGACGTCGACGCCAAGACGGGCGTCGCGTCGGAGAAGGTCGCGGCCTTCGGCAAGACCATCCCCGGTCTCATCAAGATGAACGCGGGCGACCCCGCCCAGGTGCTCCCGCCGCTCGACACCTGGAAGGCCCGCTCCGAGGAGAAGGTCGCGGAGACCGGCAAGTCCATCCCGTCGAAGTTGGCGACCTCCGCGGGCGACATCTGGCGGATGCTCACGGGCCCCGGCTCCTTCCTCGGGCGCGAACTGCCGAAGTTCGGCATCGACGCCGCTACGATCCCCGGCAAGGTCGCGACCGCCGCGGGGGACGTCTGGCGGATGCTGAAGGGTCCTGGCGACTTTATGGCGAAGGCCGGAGGCGTCGTCGCCGGAGCCGCCGCGACGCTCCCCGGCAAGGCCGCGGCCGCCGCAGGCGACATCTTCCGATCCATCCCGAAGTCGATGAAGGCCTCGCTCAACATCGAGCGCAAGATGTTCGGCCCCGTCCCGCCGACGACCTACTACGCCACGCAGAAGGTCTCGGTGTCGATGCAGAACGCACCGCCCAAGTCCTACGCAGGCAAGGCGGGCGGTCGCTCGGGCGGCATCGTGACCCCGTGGGGCATCACGACGGGATTCGCCGACGGCGGCAAGGTCATCGACTCGAAGACGGGCCTCCTCCGTCCCGCTGGCCGCGACCGCGTCCCGGCGATGCTGGAGCCCGGCGAGGTCATCATCAACCGCCGCCGTGTGCAGGAGGCGGGGACGCAGAACCTCCTCGACTTCAACGACGGCCGGATGTCGTTCGAGGACCTCCTCCGCGCCCGCGGCCGCCAGCAGGGCTTCCAGGCGGGCGGCTTGGTCCGCTCGCTCCCGTCGCAGGCGCTCGCCAACGGCGCGCTCTCGGGCCAGCAGATCGGCACTTGGATCGAGCACCTCCACATCACCAACCCGGTGCGCGAGGAGACGACCGAGAGCATCGCGCGCACCAACCGCAAGTTGGCGTACATCTAGGAGATTGCCATGAGCAACAACACCCCGAACTACTGGTCGGTCAGCGACCCGGTGAACCCGGCGACCCACCACTCGCTGAACACCTTCGCCTACAGCATCGACACCATCGGCGGTGACGCGCTGGCGGCTCGGCCTCTCCGCGGCGAGAACCTCGTCATCCCGCACGCGCCGGGCGAGCGGTGGATGCCGAAGTCGGTCGACGGCTTCACGCTGACCCTCGGCATGTGGGTCATCGGCGCGAACCCGGACGGCACGATCCCGACGGACCCGCGCACGCTCTTCCAGAAGAACTACCGCACCCTCCGCAAGTTGCTCTGGCGGCCGTGGGACGAGTTCACGCTCCGCAAGCGGTTCCGCGACGAGAACAACGTCCTCCGCACCGCGGACGCGAAGGCGCAGTACGTCTCGGGCCTGACCCCGTCGATGGACGGTGCCGCGCGCGCGACCTTCGTCGTCGACCTCCGGCTGGCGGACCCGTACTTCTACGAGCCCGTCAACCCGGTCACGCTCGCCGTCGGCCGCCAGAACGTCGTCAACGCCGGGGACGCCCCCACGCACCGGATCAACATCCGTGCGAACAGCGCCCGCGGGGCCTTCCAGATCTTCAACCACACCACGGGAGCAGGCTTCACCTACAACGACACCATCGGGTCGGGCTACATCGACTTCAACGTGCGCGCACACACGGCAAAGACCGGCGGCGGGACCAATATGATTGGCTCCGTGACCCACGCAGGGTCGCCGTTCTGGCTGGAACTCCGTCCGGGTGTGAACGACATCGAACTGATCCAGATCGGCTCCGGCACCGCAGGCGCGATCTCCATGACCTACTCGAATGCGTGGCTCTAGATGGCAGTGAAGGACTACCTCGAAGTCGTCGCGTACTCCCGTAGCGATCCGACGAGGGTCCTCGACGTCCTCAACGGGCGCATCGAGCCCTCTGGCACGGAGGAGATCGGCGGGCCCGGCGCGGGCTCGTTCAAGATCTCGTCGCTCGACCCGAAGGTCCTGGAGAACCCGAACCTCCTCGCCGAGCGCACGCTCTACCGCATCAAGAACGGCAACCGCACGGTCTCGGCGTTCATCGGCAAGAAGAAGAAGACCGAGGTCGTCAACAAGGAGACCGGCGAGGAACTGCACACCATCGCAGGCCTCGGCCTCCGCGACTGGCTCAACGACGGCATCGTCTACCCGCAGGGCGGCTTGAAGCCGACGTCGAAGACCTCCCGCTCGTTCAACTTCTCCTCGCAGATCGGTGCGTGGTACAACGCCGCCGACTGGAAGGCCGTCCACAACCAGCAGGACCTCTTCTCGAAGTCCTCCCCCGCGACCTCCTACGGCGGCCAGAACCGCTGGCTGAAGGAGTGGCCCGAGGGCTTCCCGAAGATCCCCGGCGCGAAGTGGATCTGGGGCGTCCCCAAGGACGCCAAGGGTGACGTGCCGGTCGGCGCGAACTTCTTCCGCGGCACCTTCAGCGTCCCCAAGGCGGGCCGCTACACGCTCGTCATGGCCGCGGATGACCGCTACACCCTCTACGTCGACGGCCATCAGGTCGCCTACTCGGGCGTGGGCGTCAACCCCTTCCGGTCCTCCTCGCAGTTCGAGATCGACCTCGACGCAGGCGAGCACGTCGTCGGCATCAAGGTGGAGAACTTCGGCGGCCCCGCGGGTCTGCTCGCGGCGCTCTACACCGACACCATCCCGAACGAGGACGACAACGAGGACTCGAACTCGGAGTACCTGAAGAGCCTCGTCTGGTCGACCGGTCGCGACAACGCGATGTGGAAGGCGAACGCCTACCCCGCCAAGGACCCCGGATGGTCGCCGGGCGAGATCATGCTCACCCTCTTCGCCGAAGCGAAGAAGCGCGGCGTCAAGAGCCTCGGTTGGCTGAACCCGACCTTCACCGCCACGCACGACTCCCGCGGCCTCCCGTGGGACTCGATGGATGACTGGTCCTTCGACGTGGGCTCGACCTACCACGACGTCCTGCTCCGCATCGAGGAACTCTTCTGCGACGGCTGGATTCACAACGACACGCTCGACTTCAACCTGGCCGCCTTCCGCGGCGCTGACCGCTCTGCCTACGGGTTCTCCGGCCAGACGATCCTCACGAACGCCTTCCGCAACCCGGAGTGCGAGCACTCGTGGACGACCGGCGCAGGCGTCGGCCCCCGCGGCTTCCGCATCTTCGCCGACTCGGGCACCCTCGACCGCATCGGGCACGCCCCGGAGCGCCGCCGGAGCCGCTACGCGGCCCGCGGAGTCCGCAAGCCGGGTCAGGTCTTGCGGATGGGCTTCCAGTGTCCCTGGGTCACCCCTGGCCGCCAGGTCTCGGTGCGCTTCCGGGTCGACGTCTCGCAGAACGTCACGCTCAGCATCTACGCCGTCCCGAACGCGACGAAGGACTCCACGGCGAACCGCATCCTGCTCGGCACGCGAGTCCTGACCGGGAGCACCCCGACGGACTACGCCTTCGCGTTCACCGCTCCGCCGACCGCGCCACAGGCTCCGGAGAACTCCTACATCCTCATCGAGTCGACCGCGTCGACCGACGGCACCATGGACGTCAGCGACATCGTCGTGGTGCTCGACAACACCTCCACGGACCACCCTTACTGGAGCGGTGACACGCCCAACACGGTCTCGGTCACCCACAACTGGACCGGGGAGCGCCACAACTCGACGAGCCAGCGACGGACCGGCATCGTCAACTCGGGCGCGCTCGTCTTCGAGAAGGGCAAGAACCTCATCTCGGCGACCATCGACGGGACCGCCGACATCAAGAACTCCCTCATCGTCCGCACCGAGGAGTCGTGGTTCGAGCAGGAGGGCGGCACGGTCGCCGACTACGGCCGCGTCGAGTCCATCCTCAACACTGACCTCAACGTCGAACTCTCGAAGAAGGTGGCCGCCGAGGTCCTCCGCCAGCGCCAGCAGGCTGAGGACGCCGCCTCCTACGTCCTGGTCGAGTCCGAGGATCACGTCCCGCTCGTGGACTTCTTCCTGGGCGACTGGGTCCTCGCGCCCGACTCCCGCGGGAAGTTGGTCAAGCGCCGCGTCATGTCGCTCTCGGTCGAGGAGACCGACGCCGGAGCCATCGTGCATGGGGTCGAGTTCGACACCATCTTCGAGGACACCGAGGACAAGATCAAGCGGTTCATGGAGCGGCAGGCCGGTCCGCTCGGCCGCGGCTCCTTCGCGAACGCCACCAGCGGCGCGCAGAACAACTCTGGGCGGCCCATCGAGGTCATCACGCCCCATCTCCCCATCCGGGCCTACCCGGAGGCTCCTGCGACCGTCAGCGGCACGTCTACGGCCGCCTGGGACCCCAAGGGCATCACGCCCGTCGCCGACGTCTCGCTGACGTGGGCGGGCGTCACGATCAACACCGACGGCTCGCTCACCGTGCCCTCGTACTACGAGGTCGAGGCCGCGCTCTCGACGACGGGCGTCTGGAACGTCGTCGCGCGGACCTCGGGGCTCTCGGCGAAGATCGAGAACCTCGTCGTCGCGACGCCGTACTCCTTCCGGGTGCGCGCCTTCAACTCGGAGACGGAGCCCAGCGAGTACAGCCCCGTGTTCCAGATCACGACGTCGTCGCCGAACACGCCCATGGAGGCTCCGGATGCCCCGACGCTCGCCTCGGTCATGGGCACCATCCAGGTCAACTGGGCGGGCACCATCGGCGGCGGCAACGCCCCGCCCCTGTGGTTCCGCAACGTCTACGCCGAGTTCGCGCCGGTCGTCAACGGCACCGTCGGGACGTACTCCCGGAAGGGTGCCGCGTTCACCCGAGAGACCCGGCAGATCTCGGTCACGGACAACTTCGGCATCGGTTCCATCTGGCGCGTCCGCCTCCGTGCGGTCGACGGCCTCGGCATCGAGTCGAGCCCCTCGGCGTATGCCACCATCACCGTCGTCGGCATCTCGGGCGAGGACCTCTCGGAGGAGATCGCCGAGTCCATCGAGGCGGCCGTCGGCGCGGCCGCGGACGTCGCGAGGGACCTCTCCGACCTGGAGACGGCGCTGGAGAACATCGGCGCGAACTCCCCGCAGGGCATCCAGGACCTCCTCGAAGGGGTCGGGACCGCCAACGAGACCGCGGGAGGCGCGCTGGCGGCCGCCGACGCCGCGAACCGCGCCGCGCTGGAGGCGGCAGGCCTCGCCGCGAACTCCGGCGGCAAGGTGTGGTCGCAGGACACCGCGCCTCCCGCAGGGCGCATCTACTCCTGGACCGGCACCGCCAACGCCTCGGCCAGCATCGAGGTCACGAGCGGCATCGAGACCCGCCGCAACCTCAACACCAACCCCGACTTGGTCGGCGGTGCTGAGGGAGCCGCCATCCCGACCTACGTCGGCATGACCCGACAGGGTGGGGTGGCGAAGAAGTCCGGGACCGGGACGCTGTACTCCGGCTTCGCGGCGGCCGCCTCCGGCACCGTCGTCGCGGCCCGAGTGCGGATCAAGGCGGGGGTCGACGGCACCTGGAACTTCCAGATCCGCGAGACCAACGCGACCGGCACCTTCATCACGACGGTCGCGGCGGCCCAGGCGGTCACGCTGAAGGCTGGCGAGGAGCGGGACATCGTCCTGAGCGGCACCATCAGCGCCGACGGCGCAGGCTGGCGGCTCCAGAACACGTCCGGTCCCGCGGATCTGACGTTCCTCCGCGTGCAGATGGAGAACGGCACGACGTTGCCGGTCTCGATCTTCAGCGGCGCGACGGCCGACGACCGCGAGTTCGACCTCTGGATCAACACCACGGGCGGCAAGAACACCCCGCACCGCTGGGCCACGAACAACACCTGGCAGGCGGTCACCGATCAGGCCGCCATCGACGCGGCCACGGCGGCGGCCAAGGCGGCGACCGCCGCGCTGGCGGCTCGCGGTGACAACCTCGTCACGAACGGCTCGGGCGAACTCGGCGACAAGACGAACTGGTCGACGTCGGCGCTCGCCTTCAACGCGAGCATCGCGCCTCCCGGCTTCCCTGGCGCGTTCGAGACCGTCGGCACGGGTGCCGCCACGGTCTTCGCCGACGAGTACATCACCGTCGACCCGCAGACGATCTACCGGATGCAGGGCACGTTCCTGGGACCGGTCGGTCAGCGCCACTACCTCGCGGTCGCGGCCTACGACGTCGACGACCAGATCATCCAGCGGTGGATGGTCGGTAGCACCCTCAGTTCCAAGACGACGCTGGCCTCGCCGCTGAGCGCCGGTCAGACGACCGTGACGCTCACGAACGCCTCGGGCTTCCCGACGACGA